ATGACTCTGAAGCCGATGATGGTTGCTGATAACGTCCTCCGGTTCGGCTCGTAAAACTTATTGTAAAAAACCTTTACATACGGTGAATCTTGGTATAGAGTTGTATTCAGATTCACCGACATTACTGAGGGTAAAAGTATGACCAACCGTGACTTCGTAAACACTAAAAAACCGTCAGCACTGAAAGTATTCTGGAATAGACACGGTGACTCTGTTCGTTTCTGGGTTATTGTCGCGCTGATAATTCTGACCTCATCGGTGACTACATGTTAATTAAATTACTGGTCATGATATTGGCTTTTCCTGTGCTGACCGTTTTATTTCTGGCTGGATTGGTGGTGTGGGGAGGTAGGTGATGATAGATAAGCAGCATTACTGGTTAGTGACTCTACAAGATCAAAAAGGAATGATAGAGGAGCGATACACGTCATCTACGAACAAGAATATGACAGCGAAACGATTAGTTACGGTAAAAAATGCGTCATCGGTACTGACCGCACCTATGGTCGTTGTTTGTTGCTGTTATTTAGGTGAGATGACAAATGACGAATGGGATGAGGACTGGACATGAAACTACTGATTTGCGGTGGTAGAGACTTCACTGATTACCATCGACTCGAAGTAGCTATGAACCAGCTTAGGTGGAAACCATCTATCGTGGTCAATGGTGGTGCCCGTGGCGCGGATACATTGGGTCGTGACTGGGCAAAAGCAAACGGTGTTTACCCTGTAACTATTGACGCACTCTGGAACTACCTTGGTAGCAGTAAAGCTGGGCCTGCTCGTAATCAAGCGATGATCGACATCATGAGACCTGATTACTGTCTCGCGTTACCTGGTGGTAGCGGTACTGCTGATATGGTCAGAAGATGTCGAGAATCAGGTATCCCCGTCTGGCAACCTTACGGATAATTAATATGACCAGTAAATACACCGATTACGGTTATGACATCGAGACCCTTCCCAACTTCTTCTCTATCATAATCACTCGCATTACCGACCGTTCGAGCTGGCGATTCATTATCACGCCGTGGTGCAACCAGGGTAAGGAGCTGAACATGTTCCTTACCCACCTGAGCAACTCCAATGGTCGAATGGTCGGCTTCAATAACCTCGCGTATGACTACCCGATGGTTCACATGATCATGAGCTATTCCGGTATGGTCACCAACGAGATGCTTTACAGCAAATCTCAGTCCATCATCAATGCCGATTTTAACGACTGGTCTCATCAGATATGGGATGCCGACCGGTTCATTCCTCAGATTGACCTTCTCAAGGTTCACCACTTTGATAACCAGGCGAAGCGGACGAGCCTGAAGATGCTTGAGTTTAATATGAGAATGGACTCTATCGAAGAACTCGAACTGGACTTTAACAAGCCGGTCAAACCCAGTGACACACCTGTCGTGCTGGATTACAACGACCACGACGTCAACGCTACCAACCTATTCTACAAGTTTAGCGAAGAGGCTTTATGTTTTCGTGAGGAACTTTCTGATAAGTACGGAAAAGACTTCATGAACCATAACAACGGTAGAATAGGTCAAGATATCTTTATTGGATACCTAAAGAAAGCTGGTTTAAGTGTAGGTAAATGGAACCAGACATACCGCTCGCACATCAAGGTTAGCGACATAATTCTACCATACGTTAAATTCGAGAGACCGGAGTTTAACGAGATGTTGAAGTTCTTCCGTGAGTCGGTAATCAACCCTGAGCAGATTAAGGGTTTCTTCAAAGATGTTAACTGTACACTAGATGGCTTCCAGTTTGACTTCGGTGCAGGCGGCATCCATGGTTCAGTAAATCGTGAGGTTATCGTTCCTGCTGATGGTCAGATACTCAAGGACTCTGATGTTAGTTCATATTACCCCAACCTTGCTATTGCGAACAGATTCTTTCCTCTACACCTGAGTGAATCATTCTGCAATGTTTATCTTGAGGTATATAATGAAAGAAAAAAATACCCCAAAAAAACAGCGTTTAATAACGCATATAAAGAAGCACTGAACGTTGTTTACGGGAATAGCAACAGTAAGCACAGTCCGTTCTATGACCCGCAGTACACCATGAGCATCACCATCAACGGTCAGCTCCTGCTCTGTATGCTCGCCGAACAACTCATGAATATTCCTGAGCTGAAGATGGTTCAGATCAACACGGACGGTCTGACCTACCTTTATCCCGAGCAATATGACGCGCACGTTTCGTCTATTCACGCTTGGTGGGAGTCACTGACTCAGCTTGAGCTTGAACACGTCAACTACAGTCGTATGGCCGTGAGGGATTGCAACTCATATTTAGCTGTAACTCAACCCTATCAGGGTAAAGACGGGAAGCTGATACCACCGAAGGTCAAACGCATCGGTGCCTATGCCTATATCCGCGCCGAGGAAGATTCAGGAACCAGGGAGTTGCCTTGGCACAAGGACCACGGTGCCATCGTAGTGGCTAAGGCTGCCGAGGCTGCTCTGGTGCGCGGAGAGAACATCGAGTCGTTCATCAGGCGACACCTGACGGTCTGCCCGCTCGACTTCATGCTGAGGACAAAGATAAACAGGAAAGACAAGCTGATTCTGGAAACTCCTGTGATGTGGGGTGACACGGTGGTCACCACCAAGACGACCGACATGCAGCTAGTCACCAGGTATTACGTCAGCAAGGATGGTGGCTACCTCATCAAGCTCATGGACCCTACAGTCGACCAGGTGAAGAAGTGGAAGGTGGGTAACCACTGGCGGCATGTGACGACCGGTGCTCACAAGATGGCGAGCAAGCAACCGAGCAGCCGTTGGGAGAAGTGTGAGCCGCCGACACCTGAACCACCTATCCGCCGTACCGGGGTCGAGGCTGGTCACCGTGTCACTGTGTGCAACAGACTCGCCGGTCTCGATATGAGTAACGTTGATATCGGTTATTATGTGGAGCGAGCCCGTAAACTGGTCGATCCGCTTTTGATGGAAGTTGAAGATAACGAAGGAGAAGAGTGATGAGTGATATATGGGTGGAACGTAAATAAACTAAAGGGGCATTGAGCCCCTTCTTTCTTATCCAACAACATCAAAGTCGTTCTTGTAATATCTGCTGTCGTAGTTTATTGCACTCACCGTGTTCGTCTCAGCGCCATTATCATCTATCTTAAACTCGATGGTTTCTGGCAGTATGGCGATAGACTCCCTCAGTTGCTCAGACACCAGCACGAACTTAGTCCTGTCCTGACTGTACCCGTCATAGATAGCCTCAACAGGAAGCTCACTGAGAGCGATAGTGAAGTCGTCTACTTGAGTGCAGAGGATAGGGTCACTGTTGTCACCGTTTACACGGGTGAACGTAACGTAATGGTACTCTCCATCCACAAACACAACTGGTTCAGATAGCTCAACCAGAAGACCGTTCACTTCGACAACCTCGCCATCGAACACACGGTAGCCGTCAGTGCTATCTGGTCTCACCACAAATCGAGTGCCGTCCGGTGAGTCGATCCGCTTACCGGGGATGATGTTGCGACCGAACTCATCCACATCAAAACTCACGTTGTAGCGGTTGTAAATCTGCCGGTTGTAGACTCGATAGGCAAACTTATAAGCCTGCTCACGGGTGATGCAGCCGTTGAGGTCGATACGGTCCGGGTTAGTTGCCGACCGATCCTCGGGGACATAGAACGTCTCACTGACACCACTTATCTCGTCGCGCCAGGTGACCTCTACACCATCGTACTCACGCTCGAATACATCCTCTCTGACCTCAGTACCCGGCATCTTGTTGCGACAGGTGACCTGCATTGATGAGGTATTCTGTGTGCGCTCAAACGATAGGTCATAAACCCCGTTCTGGACATATGGTTTTGACATCACCACCTGTGCAATCTGAACAAAACTGTCCTGATACGTGACCTGTGTGTCATCAAAGTCATAGCCGAAACGAACAGCGTTAGCTGAACCAAAGTATGCTTCTATCTGCTGGGAGAGTAGTAACCAGCCGTCAGCATTGATATTTTCCAGCGACTGGCGACCGATGAATGGGTCCAGTGACATGTGGATAAGCACCTGAGCAAAATTATCCGACGCGAATGACTCGGTTGGTCCGAATACTCCGTTACCTTGGTATTCCGTAATCAACCGGACAACATCGACGTTCTGCTTGCGCTCTTTAATCAATCGAGACTGGGAGTTACTCGGAACCACAACGTGAGCAAGGGTGACATCACCGAGGTCAAGACCACTGACGTTTTCGAAGGAGTAGAAGTCACGCCATTCAACGATATCGACGTTACTGACTTTATCTGTTTTATCGCGGTCAGTGGTTCTGCGAGTGGACACTCGACTTTTTCGTATGAGAGCACAATCCGTTTTGTCTGGAATACCGACTTACGAACACTGTTGTTGCTTGAGTAAACAACAGGATAAATTGTACTGTTCCCAGTTGGTGTACCAGTGTCATCTAATTCCTCAACGAAAACTTCTATATTTGCTGATATTCGGGTCTCACGGTTTTCTACCAATTTATAAAAACCATTCGCGCTGACAAAATTAAGAATTATCTCATCAGCATCAGCAGGTACATTGAACGGTCCTATGTAACCGTCGAACGGCTTAGCTGCAAGAGGTATCGCTGTCGACACAGTTGTGTTCACCATCAGTGTTTTTTCTATGTCAGAATACCAGGTACTCGTATAAATCAATTGGTCTGTCGTATAAAGGTCGACGCCTACTTGACCATAAACATATGCGTATTTTTCAGGAACAACGTACCCACTCATCGCTGCCCATGCTGCAATTACTTCTGCTGGTGCATCAGGCGGTACTGATATTGTGAGTGTGGTGCTGGTAACGTCAGTCACGGTGTACTGAACTTGACCAAGGTCAACAACATCTTGTCCACCATTAAACGTGTGACCAGAAGGTACTGTTGCACTGTATAGTATTTTACTTGTTGCTGGACCGAGATAATAGAAGTCGGTCAGTTCCACCAACGAACCTACAGTAAAACTCTCGGTCATCGAGAAACCTTCTGGTGATTCAGTCAGTGTCAACGTGGTTCCTGTGATGGACCATTTTGCACCGAGAGAGTTATCTAGGTCATTCGGTGGGAGTAATTCAGCAGGGTTCAGATCGTTGGACTGACGGTAAATACCGATCTTTTCGTTGATATCTGAACCAATCTGGAATGACGGTGTGCCATTACCCGGCCATGTGCCCGGTTCGTACTTACTGAGCTGTGCGTTGGGGATGTCGATGAGTCTGGTATTACCGTCGTACCACCGGTCTTCCCAGGTTTGATACCTGCCACGACCGAGGCACAGTAACAGAACTTCAGTCTCTTCGTTATTTACACCGACGCGATAGGGTACTTGCCAAAGCGGAGGCATGTGTTTTGCCACGTAACCAAAGATGTCGTCGATCCGCTGTCCAACCCTTGCCTCATTCTGTGTGGACCCCAATGAGTTGGTTGCGGACTGTTGCGACTGATTGCCTTGATTAGGGACAGACACAGACGGCATCAGCAGAACAGTAGCGACTGCTGTCACGAGTGCTATGGCGACGAATATGAGCGTACTGCCGTATGGTAATTTACTGTCGTGAGTTACAGCAACAACACCGTCAGATACGTCTAGGTAGTCAGTGAGTTCGTCACCAAGCACTTCCATGTCAAAAAAGCGGAGATCGAGAATCTCGGAGCGTGAGAAAAAGTTAGAGCGAATGAAGTCAATCACCCGCTCGTGCTTGTACTCTGTGAATTTCCCGGTAAAGGGGTCTTTGTAATATCTGATGGTGACCATACCCAGTATGTAACCTCATCGTAGTTTCTGTTAATCACACCTATGTCCCAGTGTACCACTGACCCGTGTTTTTTCCCTATCTTGTAGTTGTGATAGACACCGTAATCAGCATAGACACCGATATGACGGTCACCGCCTATAGTCATGAGAACCAGGCAATTATCAGTAGGGGTCTTGACCCTGGTGAAATGCTTCCTCATCCAGACCAAAAAAGAGAGTTCGAAAACTCCCTCTTTTGGTATTTCTATCCCAAGTCGTTGATACCACTCAGCTACAAAATGAGCACAGTTGTAGTGCTTCAGATCGTAGTGTTTTCCAATCATAAGAAGCCTTTCACCATCGGCACCCTGGTGACGGTACACATTTCACCAGTGGCGCTCTGATTCGCCGGTTTGGTGGTCACGTTGAACAAAGTACCTCTATCATCACGACGCATCTTGCGGATAGGAAGTCTGATTGGCGGTTGCTTGATCTGACTGATATCACCATTACGATAGAGAATATATCCACGAGATGTGAACATCGGTAACTCGTCACCATGGATATCAGGGTCATACCTTGACTGCTCTGACGCAATAATATCGTTGACCTGCTGGATTACGATATTCCGCTCATAGTTAAGGTCAGCATTACTGCTCGACTGGTCAGCACTCATCGGTGCGTAGGTAGCAATAACTACTTCACCTGTTTCAAGTGGGACTTCTATTTCATCAGTAATCTGTCGCTGAAGATAATAAGTCTTAGTAAACCAACTGGCCGACAGCTCAAAGACCTCAATAACTTCCTTGCTGACAGGAGCACTCGCGTAAATTTGCCTGATTTCTTCGTCAGTCATTGGTCGGCCATCCTTGAGTCATGATTCCGAACATGTCGAGATACTCACACAGGTCATCACCAATACACTGGTAGAGGGGGTAAATAATACCATCAAGACACTCATCCCGAGCACTGAATATCTCAAGCTGGACGGTGACAGTCCCTCTCAGCGCGTTTACCTCAACGTGATTCCAGTCTGTTAATGCTTGCACCACATACGGTTCAACCAGGGGTCGGTCGGCGGACAGATGGCAAATCCACCGCTTACCCTCGTTCGCATTAATGAACATCTGAATGTAGTCCTGCATAGCAGGAGACCTGAGATAAAACGTAACCTGTGCAAGATGTGTGGTGCCGTAATACTTCTTCCGTTGACGGCTGGCACCACCGGACACATCAGATCGAACGACACCACCCTGACGAGTCCTGGTGAAACCCTCGACAAGCGGAAC